TGATATTGCGAGGCCGCACCCCGATTGCGCGCGCCTGCCGGTTGAACTGCTGGCGCATGATCTCCCGGCGGTCGCTGTCGCTCAGGATGTTGCCCATGTAGCTGCTGACGCCCGATTGCAGCGCCCCTGCCCCCCCGACGCTTTCAAGGATGCTTGCGGCGCGCGCTGCACCTGCGATGGTCTTGGGCAGCGCGTCCTGCCCCAGCACCCGCGCCACATCGTTGAACGTCCCCAGCGACGTGCTGAGGCGCCCGAGCGTGTCCACGGCAGTCTCGCCTACCTCGGTGTAACGCTGGGTGCCCAGAACCGCCTGCGCGCTCAACTCCCGGTGCGCCTCAGCCTCGGCATTCAGCGCGGCGGCCACCTGCTCGGCGCTCATGCCGTCGGTGTCGATCTTGAACTCGTGCCGCAGGCGGGTCATGCGGCGCGCGTCTGCACCGATGGACTCCGCAAGGCCGCCGATCTGCTCCCGCGTGATCGCGACCGCGCTGCGCAGGGCGTTGGTCTCGTCTGCCGCAAAATCCTTGTCGGTGCTGCGGCTGCTGGACAGGCCCCAGAATGACGTGCTGCGGGTGCTCTCGTAACTGTTGGCAAAGGTGTTGCCACCGCCGATCTGGCCCTCGAAACCAGACCCGATCACGGATGACGATGAAAAACCCTTGATCAGGTCGATAGCCGTGGTTGCCGCGCCGATGATCGGCAGAGCACCAGATATAGCCGTGCCCAGAGATGCCATGCCCCCGCCGCTGAATAGGCCCCCGATCCCGCCGGTAAGATTTCCCATGGCGCTGCTGAACGCCCCGCCGATTGTCTGCGTCCCGCCCAGAATGCTGGCGAATACATCGTCAAAGGACGACCGCGCCCGCCCCGCGATGTCATCAAAGAACGATCCCACATCGCCGCCGCGCAGGCTGTCCAGCAGACCGCCCGCGATCTCGACCCCAAGGCCTGCAAATGCCTCCTGAGCGGCATCAGCTTCCTCAGCCGCGTCTGCCAGCATCGTGCCTGCGGTCTCTGCCATGGTGGCAAGCTCGCCCATGCGATCAGCCGCCGCCCCGGCGGACCCAGCGCCCGCGCCTGACCCCACACCGCCACCCACGTCGTCGAGCGCCCCATCCGCCTCAGCTGCGGCGCTGTTCATGTTGCTGAGCTGCTGGGTCAGGGCCTCGTTTGCCAGGCCCAGCGTTTCGGCTTGGCGCGCGGCCTCGTTGAAGCTGGCCTGGACACCATCGCCCATGCGATCCAGCGCCGCGCCCGAATGCCGCGCCAGCGTGTCCAGCGCCTCGTCACCCTGCGCGCGAATGCCGGCCGCCGTGGATGTCAGACCTTCGTTGACCTGATATTGCAATGTGCGGTTCTGCTGTGCCAGTGCGCCGACAGCCGCGTCCACCTGCCCGGCCATGCCCGCAATCGCGGCTGGCACCTGCCCCAACCGCGCGACCAGCATCCCCGCCATGGCCCCGGCTTGGCCAAGGCTGCCGGACAGCCCGCGCGCGGCGCCTGATGCTCGCTCGATCGGCGGGGCCACGCCATCCGCTGTGCCCCGCATCCGCGCAAGCACATCGTTTATGTTCTCGCCCGTGCTGCGGCTTTCCTCCAGCGCGCGGCCCATGAGTTGCAGCGCGTCATATGCCTCAAGGACGCCGTCAGGCAGCTTCGCGGCCTCGTTGACCATGGCAACCATCTGGTCTTCGAGATTGTCGATGTAATTTCTGGCGTCAGGATCTTCCGCAATAACGCTTGCGGGAAGGGTTTGCCTCAATCCTCTGCGACTCATCCCCTCCAGCCGCTCATGCTCCCGCGCAAGGTCACGGTAGGCATCGGTCTGCATCGCCGCCGCCATCGCGTCCGCGCGGCGGCCCAGCATGACCATATAGATCGCCTCGGCCTCGGCGAGCTTGGCTGCAGCCGAGTCCTGCGTCAGCGTGGTCAAGCCAGACGTAGAGGCAGCAAGCGCAACCATGCCGCTGCCCTGCGACTCCATTGCCGCTCTCGACATCTCGACAGCCTCGGCAGCCGCCCTTTCAGCGGCGGTGTATCGCTCGGTGATGTGCAGCAGATCAGTTATCGCGCGAACACCTTCGCCGATCCCACGGATCACTCCCGTCGCCAGCCGCACCGCGTCGGCAAAAAAGTTGACCGCGGCGGTTGCCAGTTCCAGTAGGTTTAGCTGGTCGGCAAGTTCCAACTTCAACTCCTGAAATCTCTGGCCAAGCGTGTCCTGGGCACCAGCCAAACCGCCTGCCGCTGCCTCGGCCACGCCGCCATATTGCGCCTCAAGCTCATCCAGAATGAAGGTCTGCGCGGCGGCGGTGTCGCCCGCCTCGACCATGGCCTTGACCATGTCCTTTTGCGCCTGCGTGAAGACCGTGCCGCTGCGGGTCAGCGCGGTCAGGCCCTCGTTCGGGTTTTCAAGCGCCTTGGCCAACTGCATTGTCGACGACTGCAGATCTCCCCCAAGGGCCGCCGCCATGTCCGCCGCCGACTCGATAGCCCGGTCGAAGATGTCGCCCTGCACATTGCGAAATGTCAGAAGGACCTGCTGAGCCTGCAGCACGCCCTCGGTGCTTTCCAGCGTTGCCAGCGCCAGATCGCGCGCCTGTTGCCTGAGCTGATCCGCTGACCGGTCAGCGGCGCCACCAGTCGCCGCGATGACCGCTTCCATCCGAAACATGGCGGATTCGAAAGTCCGGGCCTCGGATATGGCGCCGACGAACAGCGCGCCCAGAGCCGCCGCCGCCGCCGCCGCCGCCGCTGCCATGGTGCGCATGGCGGCCCCAGCGCGATTAGCTGACCCGCCATAGTCGCCGAAAATGCGGTCCGTTGCCCGCGCCCTGCGGCCTAGAGTTTCAGTTTCCTGTCCGGCTACTTTTGCCGTCTGGGCAAACTGTTCTGTTTCGCGCTTGCCCCGGACTAGTTGCTCGCCACGATATCGAACGCCAAGTTCTGCAAAATCGGTCATGATTTTTTCCCAGCGTCCTTTATCACGGCGCGAAACCCGCGAGCGATTGCCTTGTGTTTCGCCACGTCGTCCTGATCGACCAATGGCGATAGCGTTTTGGGGTCTTCAGCGGCCCTGTATGTTCCGAGATAGACCGCCGACAGAAAGTGCAGATCCTCGAAGTCACCCGGCGACAGGCATGGCATTGTCAGATCTGCCCAATCGCGCAAACTGCCCCACGAAAGCGGGCAAATGCCTTCCGGCAGTCTCTGGTATGGCCCGGCATCCAAGAGTGCCAATGCTATCCGAAACGCCTCGGTTGATATTTCTGGCGGTTCATACGGCTCAGATTCAATCCTGGGTGGGAGACTCTGCTGCGAGGCTCCCTTTATTTTCATCGTGCGAGGCGCGCGCATCCATGCGTGGTATTCAAGCCAGAGTGCGGCCTCGCTCAGGCACTCTTCGCGAAATTTCCCCGGTTAGCCATTTCCTCGTCGGCCTGATCATATGCAGGGCGGTAACCGTCCATGAATGTCAAAACATTGGCGTCGGTAAATTCGAGCCACTCGCCATTCCATGGTATGCCGTCCCAGCCGACCACAGCCGCCGCGACTGTTTTAAGCCGTTCCTCTTCGTTCTCGTTGAATTTCAGCCGCTTTCGTTTCTGAAATAGGTTGTAAAGTTCGGCCCGGCGCTTGCGGTAAGCGGCACTGTCTTGACCAACAACCTTGAACACCGCCGCGCGATATTCAATCCCTCGCGATTCAAGGTTGTCCGCGTCAGACGTGACCGACGCCTTTTGCGTCTCGGGGTCTGTATACGCCCACATTGGCAGGCCATCCGGCCCGAGAATGTGCATGGTGTGCGTCGTTGTCGCAAGGCTCTGGCTGATGGTCGAAAAGTCCATTTTCGGGTTTCCTTATTCGGGTTGAATTGCCGGGTTGTGAAGTGGGGTGGCGCGGACCCGACCGCCGACGCCACCCCTAGCAAATGCCCCGAAAGGCACCAGCTATTAAGCGTCCACAGGGATGATTGTGGACGTGATCTCTATATTGATGCTGCCCATCCAGCCGGTGCCGGTGGACGCCCCGCGCCGCAGAGAAAACACCTTCGCTGTAAAGTAATCTATATCACCTGTCGGATACGTGATCTCGAAATGGATCTCGGACTTCGACGTCATCGCCGCCCGCAAAATGTCCTGCCCGGCATCGCTGGGATCCCATGCCACAGGCAGCGACATTGAACCATAATTGGTGTCGCCATGCACCTTGTTGACGATCCCGGTGGCGAGCGGCGTGAATGTCGTCACAGACGATTCCGGGCCATATTCCGGGATGTCGCCAGCCTCGCCGACTGCGGTGTGAGTGAGGGCCGCGTGACCTGACGCGGTGTGAGAGGCAGGCGCAGTGGCGGATACGGCCAGAATCGTGCCGATGCCTTCATAGAAAGCCATTGGATTTCCTTTCGGGGGTGTGAAGCGCATCGGCACGATGCCACGCGCTATAGGCGGTCAATCCGCCTATTGATCCGGGGTTGGGCCGGGTATTCAGTCAAATCCGCGATACCGGGCCTGCACCGGCAGTCGCCATGCATTCAGGTTCGGTTCAACATAGCCGCCCACGATGGCGGGGCGGCGGTGAATTGTGATGCTGCCAGACCCGGCAGTGATGACACGCCCGATCGGGAATGCCGCGACAATCGCATCCGCATAGGTGTAGGCATCGGATGTGTGAGACCCTCGATCAACTATGATGGACGCTTGCATGATGCCGGTCAACTCGTGCCGGGCGGGAAAATAAGCGGGCTGCGGATCGTCTCGCACAAACTCCACAAGGACGAACGGCTTCACGGTTGGCAGTGCCTCGCCCTCGTTTGGCCATACCACATTTGGCAGCCCGGACACTGACGCCAACGCTTCACGCAGAGCCAGTTCAATCTGGGTCTCGGTCATGCCATGCCCCTCGCGCGATCGGCTTGCTGATTAACGTATCGCTGCCATTGCTCGGTGCCGTATTCGAGGAAGTGATTGCCCGACTGATTGTAAGTACGGCCCGCGCTGTCTGTTCCGATAAATCCGTAGTTCTGGCGCATCGCGTAACCCATGGTCCATCCAAATGCGGCGTTGTCCGTCGCCTTCATGGCCGATGTGACTGCGATGTGGCTGGCCGCGCCGGTCAGGCCGCCCTGCCCGTTGAGTGAAGATTGCAGGGACTTGCGCAGAAAACCGTCCAGCACTGGCATTCGCCCGCCCTTGGCCTTTGGCGTCTGCGACCGCGTGATGACCTTTCCAAGGGCATTGCCGATCACGTCATCAGCCCGCTTCCAAATCTTGTCTGACCATTGGTCGAGGTTGAGATACGTATATGTCGCCATCAGCCTAGCCTATCCACGTCGATCCGCATCACGCACCGGCAGTTGATTGTCTCACTCGCCGGAGCGCCCATGCTGCCGTCCAGCGGGTGCATCATCAGGTGATTGTCCGGCGTCGTGAACGGCTCGCCCCATGGCCTCGTCTGCCCGTCCATGTCCAGATGGCTGTCCCGCGTTCGTCCGTCGTTGCCGCTGCTATCCCAGACCCGTGTGATCTGGTCACCGCGGATGTTGCCGCCGTCGATCTGCTGTTGCATGGCCTCGTCCTGCCCGCGCGCCATGGCCCATCCTGTTTCTGTGCGGGCGATGGTCTCGCCCCGTTTGCGCAGGAGGATGTCTGAATACCTGCCCGCGATCCTGTCCCGCATCTGTGCTGGTGACAGGTCCGTTCCGTTGCGCCTGTTGTAGCGGGCCATGGCATCGGTCCATCCCCGCGCCTCTACGTCCTTCAATATCGGGTCGAATCTTTTGTCTCGTGCCTGCCGCGTCAGGTAGTGCCGCAGCCGCGCTGGGTCGCCGCTAATAAGATCCGCGCGCGCCTGTATCACATAATCAGTCTGCTGCGTTGTCAGGCCAATCACGCCGCCCTGCCTGCGTCCGTTCGCGCCAATCCGACCGACGATGTCTAGCCCCGTCCTGCGGGGATGCTGATTGACCATCTGACCGGCGGTCACGATCCGGCGCACGTTGTCGCGCTGTTCCTCTAACATGATCTGAACCAGCCCCGCCGAGTGTTCCCGCAACAGCCGCTCAGCCCGCTCATTGCTGCCCCCGAACCGCGCGACGATCCGAAATCC